AGTTTAACGCTTCTTCCTGGGCCTGCGTTAACTGCCATTGAAAATACAACAAAGTCGAGTCCCCTAGGTAATACTTCACAATATGCTGTTCTCCAGTATTTAAGTTCGTACAAGGGGGCTACATCGGCTTTGGTAAGGTCTTTCATGGTCTTTACAGGATGACCTACATATTCTTCCCAAACAGCCTTGGTAACCCCTAAATTAGTCTCGCCGCCTGGGTCGCTGGGATGATTAACCCATCCACCTTCGGAAGCTAATACTAAGTCTAAACACTCTTGAAAATTATTGGCCATTTAATCCTATTTGTTGGTTAATCCAGTCTTGCAAAGTAATTAATTGCTGGGTTGTTTGGGCGCATTGCTCGGCAACAAGTAATATGTCAACGGTTTTTCCATTAATGGCAACGGTGGAGTTGGCATTGTAGGACATTGAACCGCTACTGGCGTTGTGCAAGCTGCTATAAAAATTGTGGATATTATCAACATTAGCTTGATAAGTTTTTTTAACATTGTCATTAATTATCTCCTGTTCTTTCTTAATTGCTTTATTGGCATCAATTTGTTTTTGAGCCTCTAAAACTACTTTGCTTTCAAAATCAGCAAAGCGTAAATGTTCTATATAAAAACCAGCTCCAAAACCACCAAAGGCTATAGCCATGTAAATATAGACTTGACTGCCCATACTTGTTAATAAGTTAAATAGAAAGCTCATTGTGGCTCTGCACCTGCTAATTGTTTGCCAGCTACTGAAGCTGCTCCTGACCCTGAAATGATGCCTAAAGCGCCTGCAAGCTCTGTAAGGCTAATTTCTTTGCCAGAATAAATTAAATAAATAGCAGATAAACCAACCAATAAAAAACCAAGCATCCATGCCCATCTTGCTATGCAATGGGTTTGATTATCTTTTCCAGTCAATATCTGTGTAAATATTCCATTCATATTTTATACCCCCAAGTCAAATACCAAGCAATAACCGCAGCCGCTGCAAAACAATAAAACTGAACTTTTCTAACAGCTTTTAAATCGTGCTGGAATTCTTCATTGTCTTTGCGTTGCATATTTTCAATATCTAATTTAATTTTAAGTACCGCTTCCCATTCTTTTGCGCCATATTTTTTTACAAAATCAATTTTTAATTTGGCTTCTTCATCGCTTATTTGTTTTTTATGTTTCCAAGATTCTAAAGCTTTAATTAATGCTTTTTCTTTCCTAAACTCTGTTTCTCGCCTTTGTCTTAATCGTTCTTGTGCTTGTTTGTTAGCAACATCAAGACCATCTCTTTGTATGTTTTCAATAGACTCAGATAGCCCTTTGCTTGCTGCTCTGCTTGCTTCGATGCTATCTGTAAGGCTTCTAACGCCTTCAGGTATTCCGTATGCCACATCATTTACTTGTAAAATAGTGTGCAATAAAGCCAATAATAGAACTAATGCTTGATACAACCATCATGCCTACCCAAAAGCCACCTCTGCCTTTGTTGGCTAAAGCAAGCAATTCTTCCATGCCTTCTTCTAGCTTATCTACTTTTTGAGTTAAAGTATCAACCTTTTCCCAAAGTTGTCCGTATCGTACTGGGTCAATTTCAAAAGACATATTTAAACCTTAAAAATTTATAAAGAGCCGATGATTAAAGCAAGCAATTCTTCATATCTAACACCAAGACGAGTATGACCATTTGGCAATGTATCAGAGCAAAATACACCATAGTTTTCAGCAGTAAGACCTTGTGCCTCAAAAGCAGCTTTTACATCTTGTGCAATTACACCAAAATGAATACGAGCATTAGGGCCTTTAACTAATACGGCATCGTTAAACTTAAAGGTTTTCATCATGCCTTTTAGGGCTTGACCTACTGCTTTTTCTGCTGCTGTTAAGTCTGCTACTTGTTGTTTATCGTTGCGGTCAGAAGTATTAATAGTGCCTGTAGTAGCGTATACAGTAGTCCAACGCAATCCACCAGAACCTAAACTTAAAGTGTTGTCAGGTGAAGGTACAAATTGACTTGGAGATAAAGCAGCAATAATTGTGCTATTTTGACCCCATGAAAATGAAGTTCCATTATGCGACATAGAAGTGTTGCCGTTATAAAGCTGAACAGCAGAACTAGCTAAAGCAGCAAATCCACTACTATTTGAAGTAACCGCCCCTGATGCCGTAACTGTTGTAGCACTTACAGAGCCACCAGAAAGATTAGTAGCTGTTGTTGCAGTTGCAGCATTACCACTTACAGAAATACCCCATGTACCATAAGCGCCTGTGCCGCTAACTGTAGGGGCATAAGTGCTAATGTTGCTAGTAGTAATAACAGTAGCACCACCTGAATTATATGGGGTATACCCTAATGCCGTAGTGACATCACCTGAATTTAATGTAACCACTCCAGAGCGCGTATTAAAGCTAGTAACACCTGAAGATACTGCGCTAATTGCAGATTGTACAAAAGCTGTAGTGGCAATCTTTGTAGAGCTATCTGATGCTGGAGTTACTGTAGGGGCTGTAGATACACCTGAAAAAGCAGCAGTAGTAGCAGATAAAGCTAAAAAAGCACCATTTTTTGGATTAGCAGCACCAATAGGTGCGCCATCAATAGTACCGCCAGTAATTGTAGGATTAGAAATCTGATTAACTGTAGCTACATCTGTAGCGGCTGTACCATCAGCAACCCCTGTAATCTTGTTATTGCTCATTTGCAAAATGCCTGTCATAGGCGATGTACCGTCTGTAGCAACAGAACCTGTCAAAGCTGTAGCTACATCGCTAAATGTAGTATTAGCCCATGTAGAGGTAATAGTAGTCCCTGTAACAACAGGATTACCTGCTGGTAAGGTGTAAGTTCCGCTTGAGCGTGGCATAGTAATTCCTTTATTGTGCTATTTGAGCTGTAGACTGCATTAATAAAATTTTAGCTAATTTTCTTTGATTTTCTGATGTTAATGGCGCATTCTTTAATCCTGCTTGCTCCATTAATAACGCAGCTTGTTTTGGGTTTGCCATAGTTTCAGCTAATTTTATGGCCAATTCTTTATTTGCATCACCATAAGCTAATTTACCAACTCTTTGAGCTACATTACCTAACATTTGACCGCCTGGAAAACCTCTTAAAGCATTAGGTATTCCAACTTGATTAGCCATATTTGAATAAGCAAGTTTTTGTACTGTGTCAGAACCTACGCCTTTTCCTTCTTTTTCAGAAAAAGAAACACGCTCTAAATCTTTTTTAATTGCTTCTAATCTATTAATTTGACGGTCAGTTAAAATCCCATCTTTTTTCAAAGCATCAAAATTTCTTGAAAATTGAGCAGAATAAATCTTTTGACTTTCTGGTGAAACAGATTTTTCAGCTAATTTAGCAATAGATTCTAATTGGTCTATAGGTTTTGATGCTCTAGCAAAAGTTTCTCTAGCTATTTTATATTCTGGACTAACTTCAGAATTTTCAATAAAACTAAGCAATCTATTTTTTGCAGTTTTTTTAGCTTTTAATTCAGCATCAAGACTAGGATTTTTAGTATTTATTAATTTAGCTTCTAGAGAATTAATTTGGCTATCTAAAGCTAATTTAGTTTCATGCAAACCACGCAATGAATTTGCTGGGTTGCCAATTTTTTTACCTTCATCGGCAGCATTTTTACTGGCTTGAATCATTGCTGATTTAATAGATGGAGATGTTGTTAGTCCCCTAAATTCTGTTTGTAATTTTGGGGTTAAAGAAGAAAAATTAATGCCTTTTTTAAGAGCTGGTTCATATAAATCATTACCAAGTTCTGTTCTCAACGCAGTATATTTTTGCGTTCTTGTAGGGGTTGCAATTCCTTGTAAGGCGTTAGTTCTTGCTTCAATATTTTGAGCTTGTCTTTGAGCCATAATATTTGTAGCTTCAGGTGAAGAAGCTGAAACTGCTCTTTGTGCGGCAGCCAAACTTGGCACACCAGAAATTTCACCAACAGTAGGCTGAACACCCTTTACTAATTGTGGTGCATTTCTAATATTTTCAATTGCTTGTGGAGCTTGACCTCCTGCAAAGTCACGCAACGCACGACCAATAATTTTTCCTTGACCACTTTCATAAAATGGTTCTAAAGCTGATTTAGCAGCGTTATAACCGCCTTTAATTAATCCGCCTGCTCCAGGTAAAACACCGCCTAATGTAGCTTGAATAGCTATATTTTGTGCTTTAGCATCTTTAAATTGTTCAGGCGTTAAATTAGTTTCTTCTGGAGTTAAAAATCCTGAAGTTATACCACCTAAAACTCCTCCACCAATTTTTTGTGCCATGCTAGGAATCATGCCAATATTACCGCCAGCTAAAAATGGCGCTGCTTGACCAACTGCACTTCCAATTTGACTTGCAGCACTACCCACATCTCCCATTTGAGCTTGTGTACCTTTTTCAATTTGATTAATAGCATTTACAGGTATATCACCAGCATTTGAACCAATACCTTTGCTAATTAATTGAGCTAATGCAGCAGGGGCTTTAGCAACACCAGTAGCTACATTTAAAGGCAAGCTAACTGTGCTAGTTAATGCTTCTTGTGCAGATTTAGTTGCGCCTGTAGGTGCAGAACCATAAGAAGATGTATTTAGAGGTATACCTTCAGGTGAATATTGAATATCCTCAGCACCTTGAGTGTACATATTACCTTGCTCAGGCTTAGCTTGAGCCATACGCATTTTGGCTTGAGCTATTGCAATAGCTTGCTGTTGTTCTAATGTTAAGTCTGCCATATTATTGACCTTTTGGAGCAAACAAAGCTTGTTGTTCAGGAGTCATATATTGTAATAATGCAGGGTCAAATTTTTGATTTGAATTGGTGTTTGTTGTTCCAGGTCTATATGCAGGAACAGCACCAATATCAGGTGTTATACCCTTTTCTTTACTTTCTAAATATTTATTAAAACCATTTAATTTATCAATAATTACTTTGTCATTGTCATAAATAGAAGGCAAGAAACGCATAATAATTGCGCTTTCATTTTTAGATTGTGCAGTACCTGCCCTTTCTTTAATAACAGAAGAAGCTGTATTAAATACTTGTGACCTTGATTCAACAGCAGAAGATGGCAGTTTTTGATTCATTTTTGAAGCACCAAGTTCTCCAGCAATAATTTCTGGTGCTGCATATTTAGTTCCAAAATATTGTCTATTTTGTTCAACGCTTTTTAATACATCATTAATAGTTGATTTTTGTTGATTAATTGACGACATTTCTGTTTGCAAATGTTGTGGTAATGGAGGCATTAAAGCACCAGTTGGCGTACCTGTTGCACCACCTTGACCTCCGCCTATAGGTGTAAGGGTTTTTGTATTTGGATTGTATTCTGCAAAACCACCTCGAACTGGTACAAGTTGTGAAGCATGAGGCGCAAATACTTTAGGGGCTTTAAATATTACTTGTCCTTGAGAATTAACCAAATTACCATCTACAGAATGTAATTTTTCATTTCCTTTTTGTTCTGTTACAGCTCCGCTTAAACTTGTTTTTTTATTTACAGCACCTTCTGCAAGGGTAATTCCTTTTAGTTCTTCTTTTGCCATATCACGCAATATAGGATTATCACTACTTAAAGCAAAGCGCAACGCAGCGCCTTTGTCTTGTTGTTCTAATTGACCATATTGTTCAATTTGTTGAGCTTGTTTTTGACGCAAAACTTCAGCAAGTTTTAATTGTTTTTCATCTAACTGTTTGTTCATTGATTGCCCAGCAATACCACTAAATAATGGGGCTAATTGCTGAGTAATTGAAGGAGCTACATAATGACCTGACACCATATTACCTTGTGGCTGTTCAAATGCTTTTGAAGTGAGCATTTCAGCAAGTTTGCGTTGACGAGATATATCAGCGTATTCAGGATTATTTGGGTCGGTTAAGTATGCGTCTTGTGCCATGATTAAGCCTTTGGATATAACAAATTAGCCAATAATTGATTTGTTGGCGCTGTAGGTGATGCTATGTTTTGACCAGATACATTATAAGAATCTGGGCTAATTGATGCTGTTTGTTGTTGCAAGAATGGTGTGTTATTCATGCGATATAAACCACCAAATTGCTCCATTGGTGTTTGGGTAGCTTGTAATGCAGCAGCGTAAGCTTGCGGGGTAGATGATTGACCAGAATTACTTAAAGTATCAAAAATGCTTTTTGCACGATTAACATTGCTATAAACATCTTTTGCGGTTGATGCGTAATCTTTTAATTGAGCTAATTGTGATGCAGCATCAGCTGATGCAATAGCCTCGCCTTGATTTAATCCTGTGTAACCAAGTTCACCGTATGTTGGCCCAGCCATTCCACCTTCAACACCTGTAACTCCTAATTCACCGTAAGTTGGCCCTACTGCTGAACTTGAAGTTGACAAAGCTTCTAACCCAGCACCAGACTCTACTCCTGCTGAAGAAGCTAAAGAAGCGTCTGCTGCTGCATTTGCAGCTGCGGTAGCCTCTGCTTCAGACATTCCAGCAGCAATACCATTTGCAAAAGCTTCACTCCCAGCCGTTGTTGCGGCTTCGGTTGCGGCTGTTGTTGCTCCAGCTTCTGCTGCTGCAGCCGCACCAGCTTCTGCTGCTGCCGTTCCAGCTTCTGCTGCTAATGCTGCACCTTCTGCAGCGCCTTCTGCTGCAAGAGAGCCACCAGCAGTAAAATATGCAGCTACGATAGCTGCTGGTAACGCCCAACCATAAGGCGTTAAATTAGTCATAAATTTGTCTGCTTGAGCAAATCCTTTGCCGACAGGTTGTGTAACACTTTTATCTATAAAAACACCAACATCACCAATAGCATTTCCCACAGAGCCAAACGCATCGCCAACAGCGTTGCCAATAGACTCAATAATGCCACCACCTTTAAACGGGGTGCGCTGTAAATCGTAAGACCATCCAGAATGTTTGCTTTTAATCATATTTGTGACATCCACATAAACTTAGGATTATCAGACTCTTGAACTTCAATTCCTAAATTTTTTAATAATTGCAAAATTTGAGTTGGTGGCTCAGTACCGTATACTGTTTTAATACCAGCACTTTGTAGCTTTTTAACAAACTCTAGTATTGCTTTAGCTAATTTAATTGGTGAATCTTTGGTAAATAAATGTAGCTCTACCGCTTGATTATCAAGTTTAAATGCCACTAATACAGAATTACCCTCATGGAAAAGAACCGCTTTTTTAGCTTTTACAGCTTGAGCAATTCCCTGTAAAACCTCATTAGGGTCTACATCTTGAGTATCGGCAATAATGATTTCTGATGGAGTCATAATTATTTAAAATATTGGGCCAATAAAATCAGGCGATGCTTGATTTATGCTTCTTGTAGCTAAATTATCAAAATAGTTATAAACACCTGGAATAGAGCTTGCTAAACCAGTTAAACCACCGCCGCCTAATATTCCAGCAGTACCTAAATTAAATAAGCCTGAAGTTAAATTATTCTTTTGCGCTAATTGAGCATTTCTAGCGGCAATATCAGCAGCACTAGATGTAGCGTAAGCACCTGTGTAATCAGGGCCAGTTGTAGCTGCTTGACTATAAGGGTTTATATAACCAGGAGTAGCTAAAGACTTAATGTTAGCTGCTGTTTGGTTTTGAGCAGTATTAGCTTGTATGCCTGTTTGCATACCGCCAACAATAGCACTTGTTAATTGGTCATTAAGTGACTGACTTTGTAGTGTTTTAGCACGGTTGTAAGCCTCTGAACCAGGCATAATTCCTTGGTTGGCTAACTGGGCATCTAAACGCTCTTGTGCTTGTTTTTGCTGTGGTTGCAAGCGTTGCATAATTGCATCGCTATAAGTCTGACCAGGATTAATGCCATAAGCAGGATTAGTTAAAGAATTCTGTAATCCTGTTAATGATTGAGTAGTTAATTGTTGTAACTGTGGGCTTAATGATTGATTAGCAGACCAAATAGGGTTGCCTTGAGCATCTGTACCTGTTTGGGTGTATTGCAATGAACCATAAGGCGTTTGTTGGTTTACACGATTAGCGGCAGTAGCCGTTTGTGCGCCAGCTAAGTTAGCTAATGAAGTTTGCTGTGCAGCTTGGATATAAGGGTTTGTACTAGATGAAAAAGGGTTAGCAGTAGTAATACCATATGGATTAGTATTTGGCTGTGTACTAGGGTTAGTAGGATTTTTTTGCTTGTATTCAGGACTAGCTTTAAGAGCGTTAGTAATATCTTGAATAGACTTGCCTGAAGCTAATTGACCTTGCCAATATTGCAATCCAGCAGCATCAGGTGTACGACCTAAAACTTGTTGATACAAATTTGAAACAGGGTCATTTGCTTGTGTTGCTGTTGCAGTAGGGTTTCTTTGTGTATATTCAGGACTAGCTTTAATAGCATTGGTAATGTCTTGAACAGATTTGCCAGATTGCAATTGATTTTGAAAATATTGAAGTCCTGCTGCATCAGGAGCACGACCTAATAAACTTTGATATAAACCGCTAACAGGGTCATTAGCTCCACTAGCATTAGTGTTTGTTTGAGCGTTTAATTGAGGATTGTTTATATTAGTATTTGCTGCTTGTTGGCTCATAAGATTATTCATAATATTGAATCTTTCGCCAATAGATTCATTTCCAGTATAAGGAGCGTCTGGTTTATATCCTGGAGCATAAGGGCCTGAACCAGTACCTTCATCCATTTGACCTGGATTTGTTTTCCAATAATCTAGTTGTTGCTGTGTAGGAGGAGTGTAGCCTGGGCCGCCACCAAGAGGGCCTGTTAACTGTTGAGTGCCGTCAGGAAAAGGATTAACAAATCCCTGCTCGTAACTACTAGGGTTCATTAACCCTGTCATTGTGTTTTGATATGTGTTTTGTGGCACATTACTTTGCGGGTCTAGAGTAGACTTTTGTTGCTGAGTCCAATCTTGATAATTTGGCATAGGCTGTCCAGGGCCAGGCAATACTGAACTAGCGTATTGATTGTATCTATTTAATGATGTGTCTACTGCGCCCATGACCTACTCCTAAGTGTTTAGTTAATTACCAAGGGGTCGGCAATGCCGATTATACCCTTAAAAATCATTAGATTACAGTACCTTGTTCCATTACATAATCCGTAGATACCCAATGTACATCAATACCAGCGGAAACCATATTTAAGTTAATACCACCAGCATAGCCTAAACCTGTAACCCCTTGCCATTGGCGAGAAATTACTAAGTTTCCAGCAAATACAGAATTATCCCATGTAGCCGTACCCCATATTGCGGTAGTGGTAGGGGTTTGCACAAAAGTGACTTTTCCAAGGTTATTCTGTGTCTGGAAATCGGTATTAATACCAGCATAAATACCAGGAGTACCCACATCAACTAAGAATGTAGGGCGAACCATAGTAAAACGCTTTTGTTGTCCTGGTTTGTCAAAATAGCTATATGCCTGTTGACAAGTGGCTGAAATATTAGCTCCATTGTCAGCATTAGTATCAAAAAACTTACCTACAAAACCTGTGCCACCAAAATACAAATCATCATTACTTAGTTCAAAACAAGTCGTATTAATGCCTGTAAAGTTGCACCAAGCCTTACTGATAGTGTGCATTACATATTGCTGAGTGCCTGTAGTATCAGGGATGTTAATAATCAGCATATTGGGTTTGGCAAAATAAATAACTTGCCAGCCATATTCAGTAGAATAAGTATCAGCAGCTAAAGAAATAGCATAATAAATCTTGTCGGTAATGTTTATTCTTGGGTCTAAACGGCTAGATTGCAAGGCAGAAGCCAAAGGAACTAAGCCATCTTGAGTAAGCAATAGGATGTCCCCACCCCATTTATAATAGAACCTACGGCTAAATACGTAACCTAGTTGCCATACACCTTTTAATGCCCATGTGTCAGCATTTGATGGGTCTGTGCCGTTATAGACAATAACCTCACCCATATTGGTAACAAAAACTGCGTAATCGTCTGCGCCTTGACCAGCGTCAATAGTCCAAGTAGCCATTCCTTGAAGAAAGCCACCGTTACGAGCAATACCACCAAAATCTAATTGAGAAGCTGCGCCACCTAAAGCATTAACAGGTAAATACCATACTTTTAAAGTATTTTTTTCTGTAAAATATAAGCGATTTTTAAATAAATTTACATTAATAAATGTATTAGGGTTTACCCCAGTTACACCAAAATTAACTAAATAAGAACCAATAGTAAGAGCATTAGTAGCAGGGGTACTAGCCATTACATAAGTAAAAGTGCTTGCACCTGTTACTGTAATAATATAAGTGCCGTTGTAAGCCGTAGGAAGGTTACCAGTAAGCGTTACTTGGTTGCCTGTGACTAACCCATGCGGTGTAGTCGTTGTAAGCGTGGCAAGCGTTCCAACATGGGTAATCGAAACAATTGCAGAGGCTGTTGTAGTCGTAGCCATCTTAATCCAATTAGTACCGTCATAGATTAAGGTAGGGTCTGTGCCATTACAAGCTACTAAGAAATTACCGCCTGCAGTAGTAATATTGACATACTGAAACTTGTCATTGGTAATTGTATAAACATTGGTCGCAGTAGCGGTATCGCAGTTATAAATAGCCGTACCAGCCGCAGCAAATAGTTTTTGAGTATTTGCGCCAGCATAGTTCATTAATGTATTAACTTTACCTGTAATGCCAATAGACTTTTTAGAATAACCCTTCCTTAACTGCACATCAGTAGGATTGGGGTACAAATTAGTCAAAGTCACCGCATCGGTAACTGGCATTTGTGCAACAGAATCTCTAGCGTTCCAACCGCCAATAGGCGATGTGATAGACGCTGTAAGGGCGGTAAATGGTTTAGCTTGCATTATGTACCGTAGTTACTGTCAGGGATATTAGCCCATCCAATTAGCACTTGGCTTGGATTAGGAGCAAATGATAGGTTAGGAGCGCCTTTATCATTGGCTTTGGCAATTGACAAATAACGCTGATAATCTTGAGTTAATGCAGTAGTGTCAAAAGACTTAATTTGGAAGTATTTAAGCTTGGTATAAAGCACCATGACACGGTCATCAAGGACAGTTGTATCATCATCATTTGTAAAGCTGTTTTTTATAGTGCCGTTAGCACTTCTAGCCCAGCCTTTAGAACGATATTCCCAGCCTAAATACTCTTGGGTGTTCATTGGAGGCCAGATTTGGAATTGGTTATCTAAGATTCTCCAACGAATTCTAGGGCCAGTTGAGATATAGCCAGACTTGAGCCATTGCCATTGTTGAGCATCTTCACCACCCAACATTTCCCAATGCTTAGTTTTATCCCACATCGTGCGGTCTGTAATAGCTTCAAAGTCATCAGGAAGGTCATAGGCAGTTTGCGCCAATACAACAGAACCCGTACCTGTACCTGAAGCCATTTGGCTCATGGTAATTTGCTTTGAGGTGTTATTTGCTGATATTACATTGGTGTCCTGGTTAATGTTATAGCCAGTAATCTGCCATTGATTTGTGACTGCACTAATATTAGTACCGCTAGCTACAGTCAAAATAGTAGAACCATTGACTGTAGTAGCGTTTGTTGTAATAGCTTGAGTGTAAAAACGATACTGAACTTGTAAAGCTTGCCAATCATGCTCTTTAATTAGCTCATACCCAGCAGCGTTCATCAAAGACAAGATTTGTTGCGTATCTTGGCTAGGATTTCCTGCCACATTAGGGGTAACGGCTAAATTAAGCTCAGATTGAACTTGATTTACGAGTTGTAGCATCGTTGATGACATATTAAGCCTCTGCTTCTACTTTTTGTTTGCGTGGTTTTTTAGTTCCAACAGCGGCAAGTAGAGCCGTCATCTGAGATTGCATCTCAGCCAGCTTTGCGTCTGTTTCTGCCTTGATTTTAGCATTTTCTTCTCTAAGTTGTGCTACTTCTTCTTCACGCTTAGAAATATCGGCAGTTTGGTTAGCTACAGACAGAAAAGCCTTGGCTTTGTCCCTAAAAGCATATGGGGACATACCAGCAATCATGCCAATACGCTGCAATTGTTGGTCACCGCAATTGGCAACCGCTTCTACAGTATAAAATTTGATGCCTTTTAGTTCTTCCGCTTGTCCCATAGTCAATAAAGGCCATTCTGATAGGGGAGTTCCTGTAAAACCTTCATGGTTTCCTGTTTTGTTCTGATAATCAGCCCAATGCAGGGGAAATCTACGCTTATGCCTATCTTCAGCAATAGTATCAATGATATTAAGCTGGTCACCAGGGGTCATAATAGTGATGAAATCCATCTCTTTGAAGATTGGTCTGCCTTGGGCAATAGTTTCATCTTTAATTTCTACGGGGCGCTTATAAAAGCGTACTGCAAGTTGCGAATCCGCATTACGGATGTCTGATTCAATAGCCATTTAATTCTCCTAAGGGATTAGGTTGTTAAAAGAAAAAAGGGACTCCCCTTTTGAGAGAGTCCCGTCTGTACTACAAGTAAAACTTAAACAGAAGCTGCACTAAACCAGCCATAATCGCCAGAAGCCATTGCAGTTGCTGGAGCTAAGTAAGTACCAGCAGAAGCAGTTGCTACAAAGGTTGAAGCGTTAATAGAGCAAGTTGTTGTAGAAGCAGTAATAGCTGCACCAGCTTTTGCCCATACATATCTACGACCGTCAGAGCCAAATACTTCTGCTCCTAATGGGCCAAATGTTGGAGCTGTACCGCCATTTGATGCAATTTCTGCAACGGTTTGTGTATCGTTAAAATCAATCCCTGATAGTGGGGTAATGGTATATGCCATGATATTTCCTTTATGAGTTAAATAGACCAAAAATAAGGGTTTCCCCTTACTTTTTAGTTGGTCATAATGCCTTGCAAGAAGCTGTTAGATGTAGTCAAGTTACCAGCCCAACCGTATAACTTCACGATTGCGTCTTGGTTAATTGACTGACGCTCACCACCAATAGGTACAAAGTTACGCTCTTTGTGTGGGCGTAAGAAAATGTAGTTGGTGTTCAAGAAGTACATTGTGTTAGAAGGCTGCTCATTACCATAACCACCGCCCAATACAACATCAGCAGATGTACCGCCACCGTAGAACTTTAATGAAGCGAAACCAGCAGCACCAGCTTCTTCGGAAGCGATACGCTGAATAGCTTGCAATGACTGTACATACAGGCTGTAGAAGTTGTTATCAGCAACAATCAAGTCAGCTTTGTCTGTTCCACGAACTAATTGAATAGCTGTAGAAGTCATCTTAGCCAAGATGTTTGAAGTAGTGATAGTTGTACCTGTTGTAGCAACGTTCTGCCAGAAAGTCCAGTTAGCACGGTTAATACCACCGTATGTACCTGTTGTTGGAGTAGAGGAAACAGCAGCAGCCAAACCATCAAGGTTCTTACCGCCATTACCTGTACCGTCTAGGAACAAGTCACCAGAGATACGGTTTAACAAACGAGCTTCAGAAACTTGCATACGACCATCTAACAAGTCGATGATTGCTTCTTTGCTTGAGTTCTGCAACATTTCCAAACCAGACATTGTTACTGCGTCTGCATACTGAGAAATTTTATACTGAGCAGCAGAAATAGGGCTATCTGGAGCAATGTTCAATACTTCATAGCCAGAATAGCTATTAGCATTATTTGAGTTGGGGTCGTTGTACATTATTTCCTCGAGGATGACATTACCACCTGAGAATGGGCGTACATTGCCCTTTTGATTTAAACGCTGCAAAATTGCGTTGTTTTGTGTTAAGTTGTCTGCCAATTCACCGCTACGACTTTGAATGGTTGTAGCGATAATATCGGTAATTGCGCTATTAGCAAATGCCATGATAATTATCCTTAAAAAATGTGTCCAAAATTAGACTAAGTTAAACCCTGCCACTCAATGCGCCTGAATTTAATTGGTCGGCAATAATTGAGCGTCTATCCTTCTTATCTGTACCATTTGTCGATTGTCCGCTAGGAGTAACGGAGCGTGGACTTACAGCAGCAGCCTTAGCTTTAGCTACCTGATTCGCCTTTGAAGCTTGTTGCTTTGCACCAGAGATGAGTTTCTCTTGTTCTAAAGCCCATGCTTCATCGTTAATACGAACAGCCAGCTTATAAGCCGTTTTCAGGTCTTGGGCCTTCCCTAGCTCAAGGAGTTGAGCCATTTCTTCCCTTACCAATTCAAAGTGCGGTGCATTACCACCACTCTTAAAACTTTCAATCTCTCCCATGAGGCGGTTATTTTCCTCTTGGGCAAATCTACTTTTTATTACACTTACCTCTTGATTTACCGATTGTAATTGGCTCATCAATTGTTGGGCATAAGGGTCAAGTTGTTGTACTTGGCCCATATTGTTTAATTGTATACCATAATCGCTTGCAAGCTTTTGAAACATTTGAACTTTTTGCTCTTGGGGGGCAGAACTTAGCACCATGTGCGCCCGACCTAGGTTATTAATCCAAGTAGCAGGATTGATGCCTTGTTTTTGCAATTCAGGAACAAAAGGAATAATTGCCTCTTTTAACTGTTTGGCTTCATCAGCTTCAGCCTTATAGGTGCTTACGCCACGCTGGTATTCAGATTCACGCTGATTGGCATATTGGGCAAATTTAACAAAGTCATCTCTGTTAATCTGCTCGCCTTTCTCCATTTTGTCCCAAATTTCCTTGTATTCCTTCTTCCAGGTAGTTGGGCGCTTGTACTCTACTTGTTCCTCTGTATTCTCCTCTGGCGCTCTAGCTTCAAGTTCAACAGTTTCACCATCCGATTGTTCCTGTTCGTTAGCAAACCGCCCTTTTTCATCACGAGCTTGCTCATTTTCTTCAGATATATCGTCTTTTGAAAGTTCAATTTCTACCTCGTCTGGTGACTCTAAAGTACCTTCTTCAGCCTGCTCCATTGCTGCTTCTATCATTGACCTACGGTCTAATTCTTCTGACATGATGTTCCTTATCTGTAGTTAAGTTTGGAATACGCCAATTCAGCAATTTGACGCTTTCTTGCCTCATTAGATTTATTGTTGATTTCAATAGCTTTATGTTGCTGCGGCACATCATTGCCAAGTTCAATCATTCTGTGTTGTTTGAGGTGGCTTCTATGCTCGCTACGGCTTTTAATCCATGAGCCATCAACTTGGCTTACATATCCGTCAATGTCAGACATCACCATAGCGGTTTCTTTGGGCGTCATTTCTAGCTTTTGTTGCCAAGCTTCTTCAGCTTCTGGGCTACCAAACTCAAATCCCCAGTAATAAAGGTATTTTTCCTTGTCATCCATTTGCGAATAGTCGTAATCTTCACTATTTTGTTTACAAGATGGGCAACATTTTTGAATCTTTACTAACATTACATTCTCCCAATAAGTTCAGGTATCTTGTGCAATTCATCTTCTTCGACCGTCACTACTGAGTCGTACCAAGAACCATGTTTCCAACGCCAGCATTTAAACTCTTTTTTAGGCATGATGCAGACGGTTTTAACACCCAAAGCACCAGCTAGGTGCGCTATGCCTGTATCAACAGTCACAAGCCCTTTACAGGCTTTTAAATGGCTTGCAGTCTTATTCCAATCCTCTTTCCAACCATCATTAGGCAAAGGTGACCAGAATCTATCTTCTTGGGGATTAAATGAATAAGCGTCATTACCTACTAATTCCAGCATAGTTTCAGGTCGCATTGTGCGGACATAATGCAAAAGACCTTTAGAAGTAGCCCAATTTACTGCTAATTTTTTAGGGATATTGCTAGGCAAAGCATCTAAATAGCCTTCTGAGCCTACTATTTTTTTGGCTGTCATAGGGAATAAAGCCCTTGCATACGCTGGCGCTAGGCTAATGTAATAAGGCAAAGAAATCATGCCAATCCAGTAGTCAGACTCAGTAGCAATGCCTTCTTCTGGCATATTGCTAAATACATCAACACAGTCCATTTGACCAAATAAACGATGTAATGAGCCGTTTTGCAATAGCACTACAGACTTAGCTCCCATGACCTTTAAAAAAGGTAGGAATCGAGCATACTGAATAATGTCACCAAAACCTTGCTCTGCAAGGACAGTAATGGTTTTCCCTAATAAACTTTCACCTCTCCAAACAGGCATTTTTAATGGCTGAATGTATGGTTGAGCTTGGTTTGCCATCACCGCATCGTGCCAACGATACTCAAATAATCTAAATCCTTGCTCTAATCTGCCATTATGAAGATGCTCGTAGGCTAACTTGTATTGTTGGTGTGGATTTAAAGTAGTAGTAATAATGCTTCCTCATCGTCTAATTCTTGCAAGCGTTTTGCTTCTAAGATAGCCATTTCGGTTTGTATCCGAACTAGCTCTTGTCTAAGCATTACGCCATGCAAAAGTTCTTGTTGTTGTTTAACAAGGTTAGCGATGGTATTGTCTAATGCAGTTATCTCAGACGGTATATCTTCGCTAACTTCTTGATTGGATTGTACTTTATTTTTCTTTTGCTTGTTTTTAGGAGTTGGGTCTACCAATTCCTTAATAGCAGATTTGCGGTCAGCTTGAGCCTTACGATAAGCGTCTAAACGCTGCTTTTCTAATTTAGCTATCTTTGCTTGTAATTTTCTAGCTCTTTCAATTTCTTTACGAGTAAAGCCGTCATGGGTATCGCCTGTTACAGGTACGCCAACAAAGCCTTCAATGCTTGCTGTGTCGTTGCTATCTGTAGCTGAAATAGTGCCTGTAGATGGTACAAGAACAGCACCTGTAATATTAGCAGTATCGTTACTATCCGTTGCCGAAATAGTCCCTGTAACAATAGGATTAGCTACTGTACCTGTAAGAGTAGCAGTATCGTTACTATCGGTTACATTAATTGTTCCTGTAATTGCAGGAAGTTGTATATCCGATATAGGATTAGTCGAGAACGGGGTAAAACCTAGCATTAGCTACTCCATACCTCTGTTGGTTCTGTAGGGAATACTGAATCAAAAGCAGGGTTAAGCACAATAGCTCTAACGGCAGAGCGATACTCTAAAAATGCTTGGCGGTTAGTCAAATAAGGGTTTGATTCGGCAGAATCAGCAACAGAAGCAATAGCAGTCCAATCAGTATCAGATAGTATTTGCTTGCCTTTAGCTTTGTTATTGGCGGCTAATTCTGCGTTTTTGGCGGCAATCTGCTCTGCATCCATATCTTCAACAATAAACGATGTATACCATGCGCCATCTTGCTCAATTACAGGGCCAGAGATGACATACTGATAAATACCGCAAGTAGGGTATGGGCCATCTAACACTACATCTGCACCAAACTCATTAAGAGTTTCTACAGGAATAGGATTAGGAAAAGAAGTATCAGGGAAGGTTTGCTCCCATTGTGGAAGGTACATTACAGCACCAGTATCACGAACTCGAACTAACATAATTTATCCTATGCAATAGCTAAAAAGATATAAGAAGCACCGCTTGTATTAATTGCAGCAAGAATTGTTGCGTTTACTGTAAATCCACCAGAGGTTGTTGTTACAGAGCCTAAAGTCGCTGATTCTGCTGCCGTAGAATTTAACAATAAATAAGGGTCTGTAAGCGTAGTCATTCCTCTAGCTGTGTCGTAAACATACCAATCACCAGTAGAATCTGTACGCTTAATTAATACAAACGTAGCTCCACCAGTAAATCCACATGAAATAGCTTGTGTAGTGCCGTTACCTGTATAAGAACCAACTTTAGATACACCAGGACAAGTAGCAAATAAGTAGGTTACATAAGATGAGCCTGGGCCATCAAGCGTTGGTTGAAATCCTGTTGTTGACGCTGTTCTTGTAAAAGATGTAAAAGCCGCTGTTGTGTTTAACAATCCATATTTTTGTAACCCATACGAATAACTAATCCAGTCACCTACATCGTTACGCTTTTTTGTAATCCAAATTTCAGGAACAACTGTTAAGTTATGTGGCCGTTCTGCATATGTGTTATCCCCTGTATAACAAACCTCATCAAAGAATCCTGGTCTGCGAGCTAAAGTCCAAGTAACATAAGTATATGCACCACCACCACCACCGTCATAATTATAGTAAGCACTTGTTCTATTTACCGCAGTATTAGATTGAAATTCAGTTGGAAGTCCTGCTGAAAAATCACCTTCTGCTGCTGTGCTAGATGATGTAAGATAAAACCCATTTCCACGAAGTCTGTCGTTAAAACCTGGTTGCCAACCTTGACCGCCAGGGGTTCTATTATCAACAAACTCTGCATCTACAGTAAATCCTGTAGTAAGAACTTGTGTAGAGCTATTGCCTGTATATGTTATAGGTTTAAACACAGTAGTAGCATCTGTAGGCACTTTCATTGGTCTACGGATTGCCATATAAATATGAGTAGACGAACCAGTACCACCACTCAAACCATTTATTTGAAACCCTGTAGCAGTTGGTACAAAGAAAGGGCCACCATTAGTTTGTTCGGCAATAGATGCGTTTGCTTCAAGATAAGGGGTATTGGAATAATTTGCGCCCCTCATATTATCAGCTAATATCCAATTTGCTCCTACCCCACTACTACTATCAGAACACTTTACAAGAATCCATTGTGGCTCATATCCTAAATTAACTGTAGCGTTATTACTACCATCTTTAGTAAATGACCCACAACTAATTACATTATCTGTTCCTGTTGTGCCAAAACCACCAGCGTTATGGGCAAATATATAAGCAACATAAGTTTGACCATTAGAATTTACAGTTGGAGTTGCACTAACTGTAAAATTTGTACTTGTTGGAGCAACATATCCTACAGTAGCAGGGTCACCCCAAGTAGTTCCATCATCTCTAACAAATGCATTGGTTAAATTTAATACGCCATAAGCGTTTCCATCGCCACCGCCTGCATTTGCAGACCTTTGCCAAACTCTCCAGTTGCCTGTAGTGCTTATACATTTAACAATAATCATTCCTGGCACAGAACCAAGATTATGGTTTATTGCTCTAGCATAAGTATTATCACCAGTATAAGTAACTATGTCAAAAAACTTAGGTTGTTTGGCAAATGTCCATGAAACATATTTGTCACCTGATTTATTTGAAGCAAAGTTATCATCATTAAGAGAAAACCCGTTTGAAAGAAATGACATGTCAAAATTGTATGATTGACCACCATTGCTTGAAGAATTAAGAGTATATAAATTGCCACGAATAGTGTCGTGTAATGAATGGTCACGAACAGCAGTTCTATCTTTTATCCAAACTAATCCACCTTTGCCTGTTACATCAATACCATTATTGATAGTTTGTGATGTGCCGTTACCTGTATATAACCAAGTAGAAAATACATCCTCGATGTAATTAGCGGCAACAGCGGCAGGCTGACTGCCTGTTTTAGACGCAGCACTAAACATTAGTAGTTCAATCCAAAAGAGTTGCCGTAGGTATTTGTGCCATCTTGGAAGAAAGTAAAGATGTCATATTTACCGCTTGCAGATGATGCTGTAGGTGCTGTGCCACCAGGCCATTTAATCGTAGAGCCACCAGCCCAAGTCAATGTATAAGCACCTGAGTAAGTAACAATAATTACAAAAGATTTACCAGCTACTGAGCTAGGCAATGTAATTGTGCCGTTAGCGTTAAGGCTTAGTTCTTGTACTGTTCCGTTAGCAAGGCTGACTGTAAAGCTAGAACCAGCAGCAGGAGCGTAGAGCGTTTCTGTGTAATTTGTGACTACTGGGGTGTTCAATGCTGGGGCAGTAGCTAGAGCAACGACTGTACCTGTACCGCTAGTTGTATAACTTGTTCCCCATGCGCTACCTGTAGAGTTGCCAATACCAGCACCAGGATAAGTCATTGGGGCAGTATTAGTTACTGTAATAGAACCGCTAGAAGTGATAGGGCCACCACTTACAGAAATGCCTGTGCTTGCAGTTAAATTGACTGAGGTTACAGAGCCAGACCCTTTATTATTAAAGGTAGTCCAATCGGTGCTAGTAAGATAGCCGTTTACGCTTCCTGTAGCGGCAGGCATACTAATAGCAGGAGTATTACCACCACTTGATACTACGGGGGCTGTGCCTGTAACGCTAGTTACTGTGCCTGTTGTAGGTGTCGTCCATGTAGGTGCGCTTGTGCCTTGGCTTGTTAATACTTGACCACTTGTTCCGACTGCACTTAAAGCTAAAGCAGAAGCTGTTGAATATGGTACTGAACCAGCAGAAGCGGTCAAGCTTGCGTTTGTGCCGCCACGATTTAATGCAATATTATTACCATTCCAAGTTGCTGAAGTAATAGAACCTGGGTAATCTAAAGTGTTAGTAGACCAAGAAACATTTGAAGGACTTTGGTCATGCCTATCCCAAGAACCAGCAGAAGTTGCATTAGACAATAATGTAACGCTAACATAACCGCCAGAAGGAATAGAAACAACTAAAGTATTAGAGTTGTTATTAACTGTAATTGAACCGCTAGATTGATTGTTATTAAATGTATATGCCGTTCCATTGACAAGCGTAGTGGCATCAGGCAATTTAATCGTTTGACCGCCTGAGCCTGTAATTAAATAATCTAATGGTGATGCAACAGTTAAAGTTGTTGTACCGCCTGTTGCCGCAATAGTTTGTAATGTATTTAAAAAAGCATTGGCGGAAACATTTGCATTAGCATCTTGATATACCGCTTTGCCAGCAGGGTAATCACCAAATACATATAAAGTGCCTGTAAAGCTGACCAAAGCATTAGCATTACTGGATGAAAGTACAGTATCACGGCTAAGTGTTCCTGCGCCTACAGTACCAATGCCTACTTCCCATTGCGTACCGCCAGCATTGTAGATAGTGTAATAAGTTGTATTGCCGTTGCCGACTGCTGAACTAAAAGTCTGAAACTGCGTAACAGCGCCAGCAAGCGTTAATGTCCCAGTACCTGTCGTGGTACTAGTTTCTTGGACACGGTCTTTAAGAATTAGCGCCATGATTTACCTTAACTGTTAGCTCGGATGATTGTTCCTGCTGAAATGCTGACTGTTTGACCTGATGCAATAGTCGTAGTATTGAGGTTCATATCAGCGCCTGAAGTGCCTACTGAGCCATCCATTACTACTGTTGTGCCGTCAGATTTAACTATGCGAAAGAATGTTGCTGTGTTTGATGCTACTGCCGTTCCGCTAGTAACTGAACCTAATGTAATCGTACCATTAGAGTCTGTACCAAAGCTACCAGCTACAGTTAAGCTAACTAATAGGGTTTGAGTAGAGATAGCAGTATTAGCGTTAGTTGGCTGTGTGCCATCGTATAGACGGATAATTGAACCTGAGCCAG